TTCGTACATGTTTTGCAAAATAAAAGACTGTTCGTAAGATACGTTAGAAGACATCCATCCAATTATATTTTGCCTAAATCCTTTAGTAACTTTTTCTACGCCGTGCGGGTAAATGATAGGAAAGATTACCGCTTCTCCAGCGTTTAGTTTCTTACCTATCTGACCTACAGGAGTTGCTAATGTAAACTCCCCGCCCTCGTAGTCATCTGTTAAGTTTATGCTCCAGCCGTAGTCAAAAAATACGTTGTTTGATTTTGGCCTTGCCTTGAAAGCATCTACGTGTAAATCGTAGTAATCACCTTCAAGATACTTGTTGTAAAAATTTACTGATACTCTGGTAGGACAATACACGCTGTCAATATAGTGTGTATCATACAGCTTGTCTGTGACTAGCTTTCTTACCTCATCCGGGACACCCTTTGATTCTTTGTTACTTTTTATGTCCTCTAGATCAGGGGCAGTATCTTCCCCATTCTTAAACGTATTCTGGTCAATCTTGTCCAGACAAAAATTTACTTCATCTTCAGTCAGTAGCTTGATAAACATATGTACCTCCGTCAGTTCACATCAAAGCAAGAAGGGTGGGGTTTTTAAAAGGAACCCCACAGAAACCTTTAGTACGATTACGTACCCGACGACACCGTAGCCGCTTCCGTAAGCGGGTTGCGCGAAATGTCAACCATGCAAACGTGAATGCGGAAACGAGCAGCACTTTCACCCGTTGAGCCACCATCAAGGATGAGGGCGTCAATCGTGTCAGCACTTGTTAGGATACGACAGTTGGACCCGGAAGCCCCAATAGCGGCTTCAAGGAAAGGCGAGAAGCCAGCGGCAAGTGGAGAAGCGTCAAGAAAACAGTCGACATCACCACCAGTAAAGCCAATATCCATAGTAATCTGACCATTACCACGCGCTTCAAGAACTTCAAGCGCACCAGCAACAATCATGGTATCTGCAGGAACGTCTACAAGCTGTACAACGTCTCCTCCAGTACCACCATCGGCAGTATCGTGGACCTGCGAAGTGACCACGTAAGGAGAGGGCATCCGCGAAGGATGACCAACGGTTCCACCGCCAGAAATAGTACGATCAATAGTAGCCATAATTCATACCTCCTCTAGCTGTAGTCAACAATGCCAAGGACCAAGCCTTCTGGACGAATGACCTTACGGCCATATACGTGCAGACCACGAACCACATCAGCAAATGAATCAGGATCGCGAATAACTTCAGTCTTAGCAATGGAGTTAGCAGTGGCAACTGCAGACATATGCCCAGCAAGAATAATATTCTCACCCGAAGCAACGCCACTGAGGGATACCATGTCCGTAGTCGTAGTCGCATCAGCAGACTGACGAAGGGCATTGGATTTATAAAGCGTGAAGCCCATAACTTTCTGAGCCGTCAGCATCCCATTACGCATGGGAGACTGATCGTCACCAGTTACTTGAACTTCAGCAATTTTAGCACCCGCTTTGTAGAGAGTTTCATAGAAACGCGGGGGCGCTACAAACCAACGGTTTTCTTCAGGAACATCAACCTGATCTAGGTGACGCGCCATCTTAGCGATGATTTGCACAGCCTCATCACCGGCATCACTGCCGTCCATCGTATGAGGAGTACCTGCAGTACCAAGTGCGGAGTCGGTTTCAACGGAGCCAGAAGCACCTTTAATACCTGCACCATCAATCATGGCCTGAAGTACATTTTTGTCGTAGTTACGTTTGAGAGAGAATGCACCTGAAGAGGTAGCAAGCGCCTCAAAGTTAACATGCGATTGACGTTCTTCGATATCATCGACTTTGAACGCAAAAGCTTGAGCCTGATCTACTTCCAGAGTAATCTCATCGTCAGCCAAGTCCTGCGGAGTAACCACAGCACCACGGGTATACGCTGAGATAGAAACAGTAGGTTCTTTAATAATACGAACCGTGTCTCCATAGTTCTCAATTTCCCCGGCATAGTCAGTGTTAGTAATGTCTTCTACAACTGACGCACGGCGGAAAAACTTGAGAACCTTCTGGCTATAGATTTCGGCTTGGAAATTACCGGACGGAAGATTACCGTAACCGGCGGATACACCAACTGGCATTTTCTTAGCCTTTCTATATAAGTTTAGCCATTAACGATACGTCCCTCCGCATTTGCAGAATCAAGCTCTGCTTCAAGCTTTTCGTACTCATGCGGTTTGAGTCTACGTATCTCCGAGGTTGTCCATACTTTTTTATTAGCATCGCCAGTATTAGTAGCGACGTTAACAGGAGTAGTCCGAGTAACAGCCTCTGCAGCAGCAGCTAACTGTTTCTTAGATGGACGCCCTCTGGTTTTCTTTGTACTAGCTGTATCTGCTTTGTACAAATCTAGAACGCGAGAAGCGTACTGAACATCGTTATTATTTTTGGTAATTCCATCCGCAATACTAGGTGGCTGCTTTCCTAACCATTCTTTAAACTGGTCTGACTTCTTGATATCAGAGAAGTCTGGATGCAGGGCTAGCAGTGCTTGGTAAGCATTTTTAGCTTGTAACTGCTCTTCATTTGCAGAAAGACGTTCAATCTCTTCTTTTAGTTCTTGAACTTCTTTTGCAGAATTTTTAGTAGTCATAGCTTCAACTACGTTGTAAACGTCAGGATAATTCTCTTTAAAATTTGCAATGTCCGCATTCTCTTCAAAAGATTCTTCTATAGGCTGCGGTTCTTGCAGAAGCTGTTCACGTTCTTCTTTCCACTCGTAGAGTTTAGAGTCGTAATGCTTCTTGAGATCATCATAGCGTTTCTTGTAGTCATGCTCCTCCGTCTTTACTTCTGTAGAAACGGAAATGGTTTCATCATTAACAACCTCGTCTTCAGTTTCACTTTCTTCTAGGGTAGCCTGTTCGTCTTGTGTATCGTCCTCTGTTTCAGAGCGATATTTGTTACGATAGGGGCCTAGATTTTCCTGTTCTTGGGTAGTCATTTTTCCTCCTTGCGGGGCCTCTAAGGGGTAGCCGCAGTTGGGTTAGTCTAGCAGGGCCGCTTTTATGCGGGTGGCTGCATTGTAAGGCAAGATTTTTACTCATTATCAAACACTGTGAATAGTCGATCTAGCCTCTTTCTTCGCCCTTCTTCTCCATAGTTTAGTCTATCAGAAGAAGGGGGATTAGTTTGCGCTTTCGGGGGCAAAGTGATTTCTTTTTCTTTAACTGGCGCTGGAACATTTCCTAGATAAGACAGGGCTTCTGCAATTCTCTTATCTGTATCCGGGATACCGGGATTAAAAAATCCCTTTTCTTTTTCTATCCCCGGTTTACCCATAAGTGTTTTAGTAGCAGTTACTATATTATTTTTATTCATAGGCAGTTTTAAGCTGTCTAAAACTTTTTTAGCAACTCTTGTACCAAGATGTCTTCCAGTGGTTAATAGCTCTTTCATGTACCTAATTTGAGAATCTGCATTATCATCAATCCGCGTATCTGGATTTTCCATCAAAAACTTTTCATAATCCCTTCTCATAGATTTTTGCATCTGTAAAAGACCAACAGCAGTTCCACCTTTTTGTTTAGCACTGTTATCATACTTTGATTCTACTGCTACATTACCCATTATAGCACCAAGCGCAGAGGGAAACTCTTGTGAAGGGAAGTATAAATTTACTGCATCTAAAACTTGTTGTTTATTAGACGGGATTGGCGGCTTTTTTTCTGGTTTTGGTGGCACACCTCCCGGTGCCGCTCTTACAGGAACTTCTTGCTCTACTGCGCGCTCTTGTTTTTCTGCTAACTTCTTTTCAGTCTTTTCTCTAGCGTTACCAGCTTCATTCATTTTCCCAAGACGATCATAGCCTATAACTCTAGCTAAAACCTCTGGTATAATTATCTCACCATTACTTACAGCAACATCCGTATCAGCAGCTTCATTTTCATTATCTGACTTTTTAACGCTTACTATAACTCCTATGTCTATATCTTCAGCTTCACTAAAGCCTAACGCTATAGCCTCTTTTTTTGCATCCTCTAACATAGTTTTTATGTCGTGAAGACCTGAAAAATCAGCCGCTGATTTGTTAACAACAAAAGAACCGGTCGTCTTACCGTCACCGCCTGTCATCTCAGATTCAATATCATCATCGACGCCAGAGTTACCTTTTCCGGGCACAGCCAGCACACCAGCCATTTCTTTAAGAGTTTCACCACTAACCTCGGGCATACCTCCCGGGGCTAACTGCTGCATCTGTTGATCCACGGGTGCCTGTTCTTCCATGACAGGCTGTTCAGCTATCACAGCAGCCTCTTCAGGCATTACCTCTTGTGTAACGGGTTGTTCCGTAAATTGCTCTGGATCAACCTCTACACCTAAAAGCTTTTAGAACAGTAATCAGTTCAGTATCATTCAGTTTTTCCATAGCAGATACTGCAACGGTTCTCTCTTCTTCAGGTAAACTAAGAAGATTACTTTTCAATTTCTTGTGTTGTTATTGTTGCCATGAGTATTCCTAAAAGTATTTTAATAGCCTAAACCGCCCTCGCCGTCTTCACCAGCACCAAATCCCCCTGTACCGTCATCCGCGCCTTCATTGCCGCCCGGACCCTGACTATATCCCGGCCCACCGGACATGTCAGGGCCGCTATATGCGCCGGGGTCTATTCCGCCACCAAATTCACCAAAGCTCGGATCGTCCGTTAAAGAAGGGCCGGGAACACTGAAATCATAGTCACTAAAATCACCATATAGGCCCATCAGGTCCATTGACTGTCTGGAAAAATCCAAGCCCCTATTTGTAAAAGAAGTTAGTTTAGTCCTTCCTAAGAGGTCAAATTGGGCTGTATTCTTTTTACTTACAGACACTTNGTTAAGACCCGCTCTATCCATTATATCAATGGTAGTTGGGCTAGGAGATTGAGAGTTATAATCCTCTGCAATATTTTCTCCTATAGCAGAAAAGCTTCCCGGCCCAAATTCTCCAGCGGCTGACATGCCTACTGCAGTAGCCATTTCCTTTTCTCTTGCGGCCTCATAATAACCAACCGTACCAAACGCAGGACCAGCAATTTGGCCTATTGTACCTTTAGCATAGCCAAAAGCTACTCCTGCATTTTTAGCAGCGTCGCTCTTAGAAATACTATTTACTTCCTGTGCAAAACCAAATGCGTCAAGCTCTTCCATATTAAAAGCAGATATTGCCGCATCTAACTGTCCCTTTACCCCGGCACCATAGTCAGCGTAGGCCATGTCTGTTGCATCCACATAGTCTAGGTTTTCCATTTGTGAAAACGACATTGTATTATTTTCATCAAAACCAATACTCATCATATCAGAAACAGTATTAGCATATTCCAAAGCTCTTTCAGGATCAGTTTTATACTCTTGAGATATAGCCTCTACATTTGAATTGAGTGCTTGCATTTGAATATCAACCTGTAGAGGATCAACAAAAGGAGACTGGTGTTCAGGGTCTATAAAGCTAGTAATGGTACCTAGGGGATTTGCTGCAAGATGATCAAAAGTTACATTTATGTTGTCAATCGTCGCAGACATTTTTCCTGAAAAACCTACGCCTAGTGCTGAAACACCAGCGGCGGCAGCGGCATCTGAAATGCCAAGTTGTCCCGAACTATGAGCAGAAACCATGTCCCACGCTTGATATGATGCTGCCTTGGAAAAGTCAGATAGCTGATTGATACCTCTGTTTTGAGCTAAATCGGATAGACGGGACGTAAGACCCATAGGTGTAGGAGCCATAGCAAATAACGCTGAAAGAAAACCCGGATTCGTGCTTACCTCTAAACTTTTTGCATCAAACGCAAAGGGCTGTCCGGGAACTTCAGCAACAGCAACAGGAGCAGTTATATCAGGGCCATAAGCTATAGAAGTCCCTGCCATCTCCATCGCACTGTTGATAGTGCCCATTGGATCATCAATCATAGCCTGAACAAAATCTGCGGCACGACCAAAAAGCCCTTGAATTTCACCCGGAATAGCAGATATGTCAAAATTACTAAGGTTTGAAATTGTATTAGCAGCATTCATACCTAAATTAGCGACACCTGCTACAGTGTTTATATTTGTAAGGTCTAAATTAGCATTATTTACAGCTTTTGAAACAGCGCCAAAATTTGAAAACGCGCCAAGAGCAGTGCTTGAGTTTGGACCCGCTCTTCCAAGTTGGCCTAGTGCTGTCGCTCCAAAATCAACATTGCCGCGAATAGCACCTGTTGCTAAACTAGGGCCTATTGCGGCTAAAGTGGCTCCCGCTGAAGTACGTCCTGCAGGAGCATCCGGTACTGCGCCCACCTGTTCAGCAGTTTGAAAAGCAGAAGGTTGTTCAAGTGAAGATCGGTTAATTACAGGACTAGGACTAAATCTTTGAATATTTTCTGCACCAATACCAGCCTGTGCTGCAGGACTAAGACCCGACCTACTCCTTAAAAGATTTAGATAAGCAAAATCCACAGGTACTGTCTGAGGAAGCCCCCCGTAAGCTAACCCCTGCCTACTAAGCTTAAAAAAATCTGTTGAGTACGAATCCTCTTCAGAAGGATAGTATGAATATTGCTCCGCAGGCGTAGTATCTTGTGGGTCCGGGTCTGTGGTATCTTGCGGGTCTGAGTCCAGCATTTGTTTAACCGGGTCCGGTCCTGCCCTTAGACGAGAAATTGAATCACGTAGTTCAGAATCGCTATTAAACAGAGACATTGCAGCATTCTTATCGCCATTGGCTGCTTGTTGAAGAGCTACAAAGGTTTGAATTGCTTCTTGATCTTCAGCAAAGTCATCCTCTAGACCATACTCTGCCTCATATTCCAAAGCTTTTTCAGGATTGCCACTCGCTATAGCACCTACGACTTCAGTAAAATCCTGTTTCCTCTTGTCCCTGTTTCGTAATTCAAAAGGGTCAAGCTCAACAGAAGTTTTTCCCCCAACCTCAATTGTGCTCGGGGCTATTTTCAGTTCAGTCATCTGACTTTTTAGGCTAGCTACCACTTCTGCTGTACTCTTTCTGTTGTGTGTTAACNTGCATCTTCAGGGATAGGAGGTGGTCCACCACCTGTACCTTGCCCTGCAGCAAGCGCATCTCTGAGTCCGATTTCTCCACCGCTAGCAGGGCCTGATGGCGTTCCTTCAGGTCCACTAGGTAGTCCTCCAGACTGCCCCATGCCGCCTGATTGTTCACCAGCGGCAGCAGGGTCTGGCATATTTCCTTGTTGAGCATTTAGTCCTCTCAATACTTCTGCAAAGATTTGTGCATCATTGATATCATTTACCAACAGATCAGGATCAATGTCCTGTGCAATGGCTAGCTCTCGTACAAGATTTGGAATCTTGATAAATGGAGCTAGCATTGGATTTGCCACCGTCTGTAGAAGCGCGGTTAGACGCTGACTACGAACTTCTTTCTGCATAACTGCAGAAGTTCCCTGTGGCTTGATCTCCAAATCTCCCTGTATCTCAGGACGGTTATCAGTAAACTGCATATTCCAGAAGAACATGCACTCACCAAGTGGTTTGAGAAGAAAGTCGTCAATATTTTTTATTACGGTTTTTACACTTAGGTTTGCCCCACCTAGCAGCATACTTAGTCCTGCAGCGGTACGTCCTGTGCCAGACACGCCCGTTTGACCGTGCATGATACTTGGCAGTCCTGTCTCTTCATCGGCTAATTGTCGTGCAGCCTGATACATTTGAATGTTTTCGCCAGCGGTATTAGGAAACTTTACAGCGTTAATAGCTGTACCTGTAACACCGGACTGACGCCTAAACACTTTACCCGGATAGATATCATAGTTCTGTCCGGGTACGAGAGATGCTTCATCTACATCAAATACTACATTACCTGCCAGTGCTAGATTGTCAATAGCCATTCTTACATGACCATTCATCAACAACTGTGCGTCTTCCATGTTCTCTGGTATGCCAATACCAAACAACTGATAGGGATTGATCTCATAGGGCGTTGCAAAGTACGGAATGCGGTATGGCACAAACGGATTAAGGACTAATCTCAGCACCTCATTGCCACAAACCCATACATTAACAGGCACCTCTGCAAGATCACTGACCTCCATCGGTATGCCCATCTGCTGCACAAGCTGGCTGTCCATGTTACCCCAGAACTCAAGCACCTCGTATCTGTCAACAGCAGCAAGGTCTTCCAAGCTCTCTGCACGGATGGTATCCTCAAAGTATTTGTCTGTGTAATTAGCCCCTGTATTTATACAATTAGCTATTGCATTAGGATTAAAAAAGGGCTTGTCCATCAAGTCACGCATCTGCGACCTGTTTAGTCGATGGCGCTGAATTACATAGGAGCAATCATCCACACTAGTAGCGGTGGGGTCTGGGTAAAAGTTCCAGCATGAAACTGACTCAAGACGGGGTACAAGTTTTTTATACGGATTGTAGTTTTTCTCGTTATCCCACCTATGTAGAGTTTTACTTTCATTTAGCGGCCCCTTTACAATGCCAGTGCCAAGAAGAGCGCACTCAAACAGTGAGTGGCGCAGAATGTTCGTGGCGTTGTTCTCATGCAGTTGGTCATGGATTAGCTTTTCCATGTGCCGTGCCGTCTCGCGTGAGGGGGATATCTGCGGTTCACCCATGCGACTTGGGCCTTCCTGCAGATCAACTCCCTCGTACTTATCGGCTAACCCTCCTAGCGGAGAAGCCTCTGTAGCCCCCGGAGGTAGATCGCGGCCATCGCCGGGAAAACCGTAGGGGTCCATCGGGGGTTCTTCTTGCTGTTCTGGTGCAGGGTTCTGGCTAAGATGAGCAAACTCTGCAACACCTTCAGGCACAGGGCTAGGCTCAACGACAATTGGGAACTTCTTGTTAGCAAAAAGAACATCAATCATCTGTCCATAAGCAGCTAGAACTTTTGTTTTGGTAATCTTAATGAAGACTTTACTATTCTCAGATTCACGAAACTGAGTTGTAGAGTCATAGATACCTCTAAAGTTTTTGTAGGCTTTTAGCCAGCGTTGCTCGTGCTGATAGCGGCCATGCTCTGCTTCTTCAAACTTTGACTTAACAGTGCCAACTACATTTGTAGAAGCGTCATCAACAAAAGCCGCTGCTGTAGCATCGCCTAAAGGTGAATCGTCCATAGGACTTCCTTACTTAGTAGTCTTTTTCGTCAGCCATACGAAATACAGCCGGATCAACCGTATTGCTTTTCGGACGAGGCATATCAACATTTAGAGCATCGCGGTCAATCTTACCGACAAGCATCTTATCCAGTCCTTCGCGGTGCAAAGCACCTTCCGGGGCGTCACTTAGCTCGCCCTGTTTCTTCATCATTCCCATGATGTAGTCTTTACCATATGCGTACATAGTTTTTCCTTTCTGTACCTATTGGTTCATAAAAGAGGTTCTGCTTTTTACCTCTTCCATAGTTCTCCCCCTTAACTCACTATCTTCGGGGATTAAATCGTCTTTCGCGGCTTCTTCCAATATTCTTCGTTCTCTTGCAGCCTTTTCTCGCGCTATTTTACCTTGAATAGTAGCATCTGCTAATCGTGTAGACCCTATCATTCCCTCAAGCATTCTATCTCCAAGAGGTGCTGCATCTCCTTCTGTTGGTATTGCAGATAGTGCAGCCCCTGCCCCAAACGGTAAAATAGTTTTTAAAACTCTTTTACTAAACGCTCCTCGTGGAGTTTTTCTCCGTTTACGATTATCCTCTGGTTGTTCTATAACTTCTTTTGTTTGTTCTCTTTGTTCAGCCCTTGGAGGCAGTTTTGGTTTTTCTTCAGGTTTATCTATTACTTCAGTAGAGGGGGGAAGTATCTTTTCGGGGGGAGGGAGAGGAACCATATCGTTAATAACAGATATAGACACAACAGTATTTGCATTTTTAAATATCTTACTAGTATCTACGTTTAATTTCGTTGCTTTTTTTTCGTTAAGCTCATATTTAAACGGGGATACGCCTGATTGCTCAAATACAACTTTTCCTGTTCTTTCGTCTCGGCCAACCGGCACGGAAAGGCCACCATTGTTTATATCAGATAAGGTTTTTTCATGGCCGAAGACCAATCCCTCGCCGGGATAATTTGGGTGAATAATCCCTTTAAAATCATGTCCCAAGTTTGTATTTCTTAGGGAACCCGCTGAACCCGGCTTTAATTGATCTTCTGTGGGGTTCCAAACCCCGCTATCTCTAATATACTCTCTCTTTGTCTGTATAAGAGAGGGGTCAGAATCTATTAAAAACCCACTTTGATGCAAAGCATGAGATAAAACTCTGGCATTATCTTGTATAGATTGTGATCCTATTAACATATCTGGAAACATTTTCTCCAGACCCATTCTTAATTCACTTATGAACTTAAAATATTCTTCCGGGGACATTCTTCCAGACTTGAAAGCGGCTTGTATTTGGCCTTGTAACGGAAGTCTAGGCAATATTTTGCTAGGGCTATCTTCCAGATACGTTCTATACGCGACTACTGGTGGATTTACCCTAACAAATCCTGCACTTAAAGCTCGTTCCTTTGATTCCATCTCTAACAAAGCTGTGTGCAAAAGTTTTATTTTAGTTAGGGGGCCTTGAACGGGGCTAGAAAAGCTGGGTATTTTTCTTAAAGTGTCTATAGCTGTTAGTGGCGTTGGGGCTGCATCCAACATTTTACCGCTCGTTGGGCTTACGTTTACAGTATTATTAGCAGCTTCTTCTTTCATTAACTCAACAATAAGACGGGCACCTTCTTCAGTAACTCTCAAAGGTGCGACAGGAGAGTTTGCAACGGCAGTTCTTACAGGAAGACCTGAAAACACACTGTTTATATTTTTTAAATCTTTCTCTGCAATTGAAGGAGTCGCGCGGCTAACGGCTTCTCTCATGCCAACCGAAGTATCTGGTTTACGAAACTTCCAATCTCCACCCACTCTTTCTGGAAACTGGCTTAAAGTGCCTTTTTCCATTCTTCCTTCAGGAAGACCTAGCCCTTCAATTTCTGCAAATTCTGTTGGTAAATCAACACCCGCCTTTCTAGCCTCAACTAAAAAATTGAGAATATTTTCTCTGCTGGGCAGTCTTCCCAGCGTTTTACGGAATGTTTGAAGGTCATCATCCGTAAGAACAAGGCGTTCTTCTGATAATATTTTGTTTAATCGTTGCTCTCTGAGCTAGCTTGAACTTTTGTTTGTATTTCTTCTTGCCATATCAGTAGCCAAACGTAGAGTCAAACGGTTTTTGGCTTTGCTTCTTTCATCTTGTTCATCATCGAGTTAATGGTTAGATGGCCTCTTGCGCGAGTCATGCACATGTACCGCAAAGCATCGTAGGCGTGGTCGTCCGCTTTCGTATCTACATCTTCAGGGTTTGTTTTTGACAGGGGTAGCCCTGAGAGAGTACGTATAAGCTGTGTACAGGTTGAGAGTATCTTTATTCTTGGTTCTTGTGTAAACTCATCTACCTGTAAACGCCTATGTAGTTCCAGTTTACCTGCAATCCTGTTTCTGTCTGATGGAGTAAATCTAGCACCACAGCGAATCAGGGTTTCAGCGATTGAAGGTCCAGTGCCTGTCCTGTTCCAACAGGAGGAGTCAAGCACCGAGTAGTACATACCGGGATCATCTCCCTCCAGATTTACAATGATATTAGCCAGAGTTTCTGCAGTCTGCCCCTTACCGTAAAACTCCCTGTAAATCCACAGAGTATCGTCCCAGTCAACTGCGCCCCACAGAACACAGGAGGGGGCGGCATATCCATAATCCGCCGCACGAAGGCGCAACCAATTATGGGGTATCTGTGTCTGTGAGGCTTCCACAACGTGAATGTTGCGGGAAAACTCTGGGAACGCCGCTCCCTCTGCGACATCCCAATCCCCTTCTAGAAGCCGCCTTCGTTCGACTTCTGGGAGCGACCTCAACATGGCTTCATATTCACCAGTTTGCGCGAGGTAGGGGTTATCAGTCAGACGCGCCGGAATAAATTTACGAAGAAACAGCGGCTGACCTGCTTTACCGTTAGTTGCTGTTTCAGGCCACAAAAGAGCGTTACCTGTATCAACATCGGTAGCTGCAAAAGGTGTGTTAGGCGGTGCAGGGTCGATATACATCTTCTTGACCCACCAGCCGCCTACCCCTCCGGGGTTTCCTGTGCAGCGCATGTATGCGTTAATCTCTGAGTCCGTTGTACGGAGCCTAGAGCGCAGATACTCCCACACGTAGGGAGTCGGGTAGTGCGTTATCTCGTCAATACCAATCCAAGTAAAAGNCTGNCCTTGGTAGCGNGTTACGTCCTTGTCTTTGTCGAGGTAGGAGAACCATGCCGTAGCCCCAGACGGGAACTGCCACATAGCCTTGGACTCTCTGAATACGGCACCGGGAAAAGCTTTTGGATAGAGTTGTTTGCTTTTATCAACCAGTTCTGTAAGCTCGTCCAAAGTACGACGAATAATAAGNGCGCGATGATNGGGGTTNCTACAGTAGCGAAGCAGATCAGCAAGAAGAGCATAAGACTTGCCCCCGCCAGCAGCGCCGCCATAAAAAACATCCCTTTCAGGGCTTGCCAAAAAGTCAGTCTGCGGCCCNNNNTTTGGTTTGAAGATAACCTCTGCTTCATCCTCTACTAACTCCCTTACGGGTTTTGGTACATTCTGTAGTGTGGTATCTTCAATGACCTTAGCACCGTTCTTGTTGAACAAAGCCTGTTCAACTTTCTTGATGCTGTCTTTCTTCTCTTTGGCCTTAGATGCTTTCTTCTGTGCTTTCTTCTTTGCCCTGTCCGCGTTGCGAACCGCAGCGGCAGAGGCCCGTCTCGCTCGTTCTTTTGCAGAGAGACGGTAGTTACCCTTCTCGCCCTCGGCTAACTTGGGACGGCCACGCTTGCGCTTGACAGGCTCTTCTCTTACGTCAGCTTTATCAACCAAAGGCAGGTGACTTTCGCTTGACGTTTTTCTTGTGCCTTCGCTCTGGTGATCTAAATCGTCCAAGTGTT